CTAATATTTAAATTATTATAATTATTTAGCAATGAATTAGCAAAGAAACGACCCTGTGCATCAATACCAACTTTTAATTGACGTTTTCAAGTATCTCCATCTTTATAATGACTAAAAATACTAAAAATAGATTTCTGATTAGGATCAAGTTGTAATTCTAGACTTTCCGCTTTTCCTTTATCTTTACTTCCTTGACCTGAAACAGTATTTTTACTACCTTTGATTGAAATATAAGCTGGTTCCGCAGATATTAAAATTCCACAATCTGTTGAGTTAATATCCTCAATATGGCCTTCTGCGAAAGAATCTCTATAAGGTTTACCTGTTTGTATAGAATGTTTTCCTTTACTATTAGTAATATTAAATAATGAATGTGAACCAATAGTCCAATTACCAATTGAACTTTCTCCATTTGGATTTAAAATAATTTTACCATTTTGATAATTATTATTTGCGGTGGCTACATCTTCTGGTAATCCAAATTCTGCTTTACCAGTTTTAGCATCTAAGAAAATAGAACGTCTACCAAAAGAATATCCCATTAAACCTACATCTTCTTCTTTTGGTTGTTCATAATGTTTTTCAACACCCATTACAATACCAGTAAAAGTATTATCTTCTTCTTTTTTACCAGCACCAATTTGCGGAGCAAGGATATATCCATCATCTTCATTGATATCAATATGAGTACCATCTCATCCGTTCAATGACCGCAAACCATAAGTATTTAATAAGAAATTAATAGGAATTCAAAATTCTACCTCGCAAGTATTATTTGGAATAATATTTCAAATATCTTTAGCATCACTTTCATTTGAATAAATTCTACCATGAATAGCGTTATTAAATCATTCTCCATTATAATTATCTTTTGGAGCAATATAACACATAAAACTATCAATTTCTTCAGAAATAGGAGTTACTATTCTTGGATAAGTAGTTCATTCAGAATGTTGTTTTTTCCAAGAGCCTTCACTTAAAGCTGCTTTTGGTTTATCATTTTTATTTATTAATAATTCAAAATTAGCAGTTTCACTATTATTATTTATACCACCTTGCGGTTCAATGGCTAGATATTTGGTTCCAATTCCCATATTTTTTCAATTAAAAGAAAAACCTTGATTTTTATTATATAAAGGATTTTCTCCGTCACTACCATAAATAACAGTTTGTAAAGTTTTATGTTTATCAAATCAAATAGTATATTCGCCATTTTCCCTATTAAGATATCTAATAATAGGAATTCCTAAGAAAGCATATAATTCACGAGTAATATCTTCATCTTTATAAGATAATGTTGCTTTTACAATTTGATTAATTTGATTTTTCCTATTATCTGCACTATCAATAAAAGTACATAATCCATTTTGCGGATTAACTGATAGAAATCTAGAATAAGATTTTCCCAAGAGTCCTCAAGAAATATTATCAGTATTTTTAATATCTGCTAATCTTCCTTCATAATATTTTTCAAATTGTAACATTAAAATATTTTCTGAAAGTGCGGGACGTCCTGTTACATTCCATGACGCAACTTCATTACCACCATCATTAATAGTCGTTTCAATTGATAACAAACTATCATCAAGAGTTTCTCGTCTACTGACGATTTTTCCCGCATAACTAGTACCATTACTTCCATTTTCTCCAATTTTTAAGAAAGTAAAAGTAGTAGAATTAGAAAATACTTGATCTTGATAAGTTAATTGTACTGTAATTTGATTATTAGTTGCAGATACATCATAATAGTCTTTTATTTTTAATGGTAAAATATCTTCTTGATAATATTTATATCCTTCATTTCCCGCAAAATTTTCTAAATTATATCCTTCAAAATCAAATAAAGTATTTGTTACAGGTACTATTCATTTATAATCATAATCTGCTAAATTAATTAATTCTCCTTCAGGAGAATAAAATAAAACAGATAAAGGATTAATTATCTGCGGCTCTTGGAATCTACTGCTAGTAGGAGAAATACCATCTTCATTATATTGGAATAATTGATTTCCATTTATAATTTCAATAGTATATCCACGCTCTTGAACATCTTCTCCATTAGTTAATCTTAAAGAAGCTGCTCCTAAATAATAATCTATATTATTTATCTTTTGAGTTACAGTACATCCAATTTCTACATCTCCAGTTGTTGAAACTAAAGAAGTAGTAAAAAAGTTTTTATTAATAGTGGTATCATTATAAGCTTCAATTTCTCTTTTTAAAGATTGTGAAAGAGAAGTGTCTACTATTTGACTAGATATTCTTGCTTGATATTCTGCATCTACAGCGTTTTGATATTCTGTTTCTAATTGCTCTTTAGTTTTAACATATGTTACCGCTGTCTCTCCATTTGGAGAATAAATAGTTCTAGACCATCAAAATGAGAAATCATTATTATTATAGTTATTAATAAAACTATTATCAACACCATCATGTCCATCTATTAAGCATTTAATAGTTATTGTACCATTAGTATAATCAAATTTTAATCCTCTATTACTTTCTAATGTAACAGGGTATTTTCGCATAAGATTATAAACTTTAAATGTTTCTGATAATACTACTTGCGGAGAATTATCTGTAGTAGTATTTGCAATAGTTACTATTAATTTATATTCATTCTCATAAGCTAAACATTGAGAATCATAAAGAGTTATTTTTTTAGTTGTTGTATCTAATTTCTTTCATTTAGCACCAGCTAAATAAGAATAATATTCAGAATTAGAATTTATTCTATCATCTCTTAAAAATCAATTATAACTGGTTTGAGTTTCATCAGAAATATCTGTATTTTGTTTATATAAAACAGTAGCTTGAAATCTTAAACTTTGTCCACTATAAGAAAAATTTGTTCCATCTAGGGGAGAAATAATTAAATTATAATTATTATCTGATATACTTGCGGGATTAGCACTAAAAAGTTCTAAATTTGAAATGAAGATGTCATCATCATCTATTCCCACAACACTTGTAGATTCAAAATCTTTACTATAAATTTCAACACTTTTTAAATATAAATAGTTTGTTGGATCTATTGGATAAATCATATATTGATTTGAAGGTATTTCAAATCTAAAAGGATTACCAATCATTTGATCAGAGTCTATAGTAAAACTTCTATAAATAATATCTTCTTGATTATAATATTCAATTAAACCAGAAGATGTTTCTTGCTGTTGAATTTTAGCACCATCTTTTTTAAATGCTAAAGTAACACTATATCCATATTTACCAAATTGGGTTAATTTATGTGCATAAGATAATGCTGTGCGGAAAGTGGCTCCTAATCAAATAAAGTTAGATTGTTCTAAACTAGCTCTAAAACCATTTTCATCAAAATTCATTTGCGGGATAGACCCTATTAAATTTACCAATTCAGTATTACTATTTTCATATTGCTCTATTTTATAATATAAATATTTACCATCATGAGCTTTATATGAATTTAATCCTTGTGGAAAAGATACAGCTCCATTACTTAAACAATTACCACTTGTCTTTTTATATTTATATTTTTCAATATCTAAAAGTGTTAATAATTCTTTATTTGAAGTTGTAGTAGCTTTTCCTGTAATTAATTTTGTATTAGTAAAATCTCCTAAAGGAACAAGTACATATACTAATTCATCTAAGGCATAACTTATATCTAAATTCTGGGCATAAGCAGTAAAAAATCCATCCTGATATTGAACTTTATATTCACCAGTCATAGAATTTGTACAACCTATAATAGAACAAATAATAGTTTTATCTAATTGTAATTCAGAAACTCGTTCTTTAATTAGATAATCTGTTGCCTCTAATAAAGATTGTTGAATAGTTTGATTATCAACTCCTGCCATCTGTCACCACCTTAAATGTAAAAAAAAAGAGCGAAGAACACAAAGGTTCCTCGCTCTTATAATAATCCTTTTGCTCTCTTTAGATAATAAAATTTATTAAGAGATATTTATTATTTTTTGCCCATTATTTTTTTCTATGAGCATATTGCGCAACATTATTTGTTAAACTTAATATTGCTTCTCTAATGTCATTTTCACTAGTAGCATTTGGGAAATTAGCTTCAATTTGAATATTCTGATTTAATTCCTGCATTTCTGTTGAAGAATTAATATTTTGAATATGTGACCCAAGAGATGAAGATGAAATATTAGAAATCATCTGTCTAATCAAATCAACTGCTTGTAAAATATTAACAGTATCTTGCGGATTAAGCACTAATTCTTTTTCATGAAGAATTGCTAAACGGCCATTATCTTGACTATCTCAATCTCCTGTATATCCACCTGTATCAAAACGACTTACATCAAATTGTGAATAAGATGAATATCCTCCGCTTGCTCAACGATGTGGGTCATAATTATAACCATAACCACTATTAAATAAGTTTTGAACTGCATTATAAATAGCATCTCCAGTTTCTTGACCAAACTTTTCATTCATATAAGCATGTCTTGTTGGATCGTCACCTCATGAACCATAAGTTCAAATATTACCAGCAATACCTTCTACAAGATCATCAAAACTATATCCTCTAATAGTGCTATCTCCACCTCCACTAGATGCGGGAGTAGCAAAGACAGAATTATAACCAGCTACAGAACCAGTACTAGCAATTGCGGTACTATAAGAAGAACCACCACTTGTAGCATTAATAATATCTGTATTAATTGTAGCTGCTCTTTGAGCATTAGCAGCTTGTTGAGCAACTTCTTGTTCCATATTATAATTTCTAGATTCAGAAATAGCTAATTGATTTTCAAGTTGAGCAGCTCTTTGAGCATAAATACTTAAAGTATCTCTCATTGAACCAATTTGGCCGCCAAGCTCGTTAATATGTTGAGTATATTGCGCTACAACTCCTAAGTCATTATTAAGACTTTCAATAAAAGCATCTGTTTCATCTTTAAGTCTCATAGTTTCTTCTGTTGTTCCAGAAATAGCAGAAGTTACTTCTCCTAATGAATTTACTACATTTCCTGCTGCATTTTCAACACTAGATTGCCATTCTGCAAAATTTTGAGTAGCATGTTCAATTAATTCATCATTAGCATTCTGTACTGTAATACCATCATTAATTCAACTTAATGCAGAATTTGTAAATCTTTCATCAATTTCTGATAAAGTTTCATCATTACCTTCTGCAAAATCTTTCATAATATTATTGAAGGTATCAGTAGTATTAACTGTAATTGAAGAAGCAACATCAAGAGCATCTTGAAGAATATTACCTTGAGCTAATTCAAAAACTTTAGTTTCTCTTTCGAGATATTGTTCCATAGCTTCTGTCATAGCTTTAATTTTTTCTTCTTTTTGCTCTTCTGTTAGGGTTGTATCATTCATAATTTCTAATATCGCATTGCGAGTGTTCTGTAATACAGAAATTATATTTTCTTGGCTAGAAACTAAAGCGTTCTTAGAAATCTCATAAGCATTTTGTTGAGCGTCTAATAAATCAGCAGCGGCAGAATTAGTATCATTATCATTTGCGGTATAAACATAAGAATAATTTCCTTGTCTATCTCGCTGCAAACGCATATTATTTTTATTATTTCTAGCTTCTTCTAATGCAATTGTTTTTTGAAGAATCTCAAATTGAGCATTAGCATAATCAACCTGATATTGAGATAACTGAGTTTCACCTTGAAGTAGTTCAAGTTGATTCATCATAGCATCTCTAATACGTTGTTGTGTTGTTAATGTATTAGTGCTATTTAATAAATTAGTATATTTATTTTGAAGTTTTTGAACTTCATAAGCACTTTCAACAGCATCAAGATATTGTTCAGCATTTCTACTAATAATTTCTCATTGATCTGCATATTCACTTATTGTTTGACCATTAAGTAAAGAACGCTCTCAATCTTCTATGGCTTGTTCATTTTGAAGCTCAAATTTCTTATTAATAGTCTCTATCTGTTGTTCTGTTTGACTTCAAAGTGCTTTTTCTTTATCAAGAATTTTATCTTGAAGTTCATATCACTTTTGTAATCCATCTGCTGTTTCAGTATTAAGCTCTTCTTGCATAGCTTTATAATTAGAAATAACTTGTTGAATAGCTGCTATTTGATTCTCATTATTTTCAATCATATTATCATAAAGAATCATTAAGCTTTCATAATTACGACTATTACCATAGGTCATTTCAATAAGTTTTTGATAATGCTCTAATTTTTCATTGAGATGATCAAACTTTGTTAATTGTCTATCTGTTTTATCATAAATTTCATTTAAATAATCAGAGAAAGCACTTTGCAACTCTTCATATTCTTGTACATATGTTTCAAGATATTTCTTTGCACCATCTAAACTATTTTTAACAGCTTCATATAATTGAGCAGAATTTTTACCAAATATAGAACTTTCACCAGTCGATTCAAATTGGTCAATTTGTTCTAATAGTTTATTCATATCTTCAATTTGTAGCTGGAATCAACCCTTATTTCCAGTTTCCATACTATCACCAGTACGGATACTATCCATAATAGATTCAATATCTCCAACTCTACGAGCATAATAATCTCTTTCAGATTGAGTTAATTCCATATCCTGAGCTCGCTTAGCTGCTTCATTAGCTTCTTTGCTATAATATTCAAGCATAGAATCTGTACCAGCATCCCAATAGTTGGAAAGCTTAGCTACTGCATTATTCATGCGGTCAAGCGGTCGATCTCCGCTTACAAGTCTACTAAATAACGTATTAATATCGAGTACGGTTTCCCGCATATCCTTTAAGTTTGATATCATACTTACAGTTTTCTTATAAGCTTCAATCTGTAAATCTTCAATTTTATTATAAAATTCTTCAATAGCTGTTTGAGATTGTTCAATTTCTTCAGATACTAATTGATCATATCTTTGAATATTTTCTTGATATTGATCTAAAGCATCCTTTGAATTCTTTAATAAATTCTCATAATATTCTTTATTGCTAGATTGAAGATTCTTATAAGCATTTTCAATAACTTTTTCACTAGAAGTTGCTGCTTTTTGAGCTCTATCAATTTCACTCTTTAACGCAGATTCTTCTTCACTTCCCGCGGCAGTATTATTATATTGAGTAATTAAAGAATTAATTTTTTGATTATTTTCTTGCTTAACTCTATTAATTTCTGTTAAATAATCATTTTGAGCTTGTATTTGAGCTTCATTATAAGCATCTACAGCAGAATTATATTTAGACTGTAAACTATTAAATATTTCTGTATTATTTAAAGCGAATCCAGCAGAATCAAATGCAACACCTTGTCCCGCAAGATTTGTTTTAAGCTGCTCTGCTTCTTCTTTTTGTAATGCTAATTTCTTCTCTTGGGCTTGAATTTGTGTCTTTAATAAAGCAATCTGTTCACCAAGATTTTTAGCATAATCATGTCCAGTTACTCTATCTTGCTCATTAGCAATTCGAGTAAATTGATTTGCTAATTTTTCAAGAATAGTATTAATACGCTCATATCTATCAGCTTCATCATCAAGATATTCTTTCATATCAAGATTTGAACCAGTAACAGCTTCAGGATTTTCAACATAATCTTTAAGAGTTTTTTGTTTTTCTTTTTCTGTTTTTTCTTTTTCTGGTTCAGGAATGCCAACTTTTTCTAAAGTAGCAGGAGTTTCAACGCCTTTAGCTTCAATTTGAACTGCCCCAGCACGTAATCTATTAGCCAAATTTCTTAAAGCTTCTGCCTTAGCAGCTTCACTCTCTGCTTCGTCAAGAAGAGTTTGTTTACCATTCTGTTGAGATTGAATAATTTCTTGTGCTCTTTGTTTAGCCGCAGCAAGAGCTTGACTAATCATATTTCCAACAGCACTTAGAATATTGCCAGAACCAGAATAACCACTAAAAATACTTTGTGTATTTTCAATAGTTCCTTCTAATGCTTGAACAGCTTGGGCAGCCGCATCAGTATTAGCAGCTCCAGCAGCCTTAACTGCTTGAGCAACCTGATAAGCGTCTTGAGCCATTCTTCTAAAACTAGTACGTCCATTTTGTGCGAGTTGATTTAGATTTTTACTAGCACTATCAGTTCCAGAAGCAATATTTTCAGCCATTGTTTTATTAGCTTCATCATCTGATTGTACTAAAGCTTGTGCTACTTTATCTTGCGCCAATCCTCTTTCTTCAAGTAAACTCATACTTGTTTCAGTTAAATTTTGATTAGCTTTAGCAATTAAATCATTTGCTTCCTGTTCTGTATGAACGTGTCTTTCGGCTTCCTCTCTTAACATTTGAGATTGAGTATCATAAGATTCAGCCATTTGTTCTAGATAATCAGCATAATTATTTAATTTACTACGTTGAGCTTCTGCCATAGACTGAGCATCAGCAGAATGAAGTCCCATAATACTTTGAACAACTTCAGCATTAAGTTGAACCATTCCATCAGCAGTAATAGAATATCCTTCAAGAATACCTGGAAATGCTAATGCTAATTCGTCAACTTTATCTGCTGCTACTACGAATTCGTCTCCTACATCTCCTGTAGCATCAACAATATCATCCATAATATCCATGATACTATTAGCTTGATCTAATAAATCAGCACCCATATCTATTGAAAGACTAAAGGACTGATTTTCCATATCTCTAGCTAAATCATAAAGAAGTTGCAAATCATTATAAGCAGTTTCTATGTCTTTATCATCTAAATGAAATACTAAATCATCATAATCTTCAAGTTCTTCTCTAGCTTCAACAACATCATCAACTTGACCTCTTAATTTTTCATATTCAGAAGAAAGATTTTCAATATCTTGCATTTGTAATGCATGTTGTTGGTCATTAAGAGTATCATTTAAAGCATAAATAGCTTTCTCAGCTTCAATACCATTTTCAGCTAATAATTCATAAACACTACCAACAGAATCAGATGAAATTTTAACAGCATCTAAGCTTTCTTGCAAATTTTCAGTAACAAATACACGATAATCTTCTGCTGTTAATTCAGTGTCTTCTCTTACTTTTTGTAAAGCATCTGACATTTTTCCTTGAAAATCTGATATTTGATCTTCAAGCTCACCATTTAAACGGAAATCTATTGTAGATTTATCTAAATTTTTTAAGCCTTCATTTCAAGCTTCTACAAATTCATCAGCACTTTCAAAACCAAGTTCTTTAAAAATATCTTCGTTTTCATAAAATGCTTGTTTTACTTTATCTACAAATTCAGGTCCACGGAATTCCATATATTCAGTGAAATCAATTCCAGTGAAATCAAAAGATCGAGAACTATAATCAAAAGCATTTGCTCCACCTTCACCAAGAGTAGAAACAAGTTTATCGTTAAAACTTTGAGCTTGTTCCATATATGACTTAAGCAAGTCTTTGTCTTGTGTAATTGCTTCTAAAACACCTGCTTGAATTAATCCTTCTTTAATTTCTTCAGAACTAATTTCTTTCATCTCTTCATCAGAACGTCCAGTTAATTCTTGATACTGTCCTTTATTAAAACTCTCTGATTGACGATTAATAGAATTACTGACCTGTCTATATAGTTCACTTTCTGTATCATTAAGAGTATTATTAACTAACTGATTAACAAAATCTTTTTCATTATCGTTTAATTTTTGATAATCTTCATTATTAACTAATGCAGACTGAACTAAAGCATTACTTTGTTCTTGTGCAGCAACGGTATTTGCCTGTATTTTTGTTCCGAGGTCTAGTAAGGCATCTCTATGTCGTGATAATAATTCATTTCCAGTATTTATACTATCTACAAGATTGTTACTTGCTAATTCCTCACCTGTAGCATTAGGATGCTCAAATAAGTAATTTACAATATTTTTAAGTTGTTCATCGTCTAAATTAATAGATGCGGGACCACTAAGTTGAGCAGTTCCATACTGATAACCTGTAATTTTGGTTCCCTTATCAAAACCAGAATTAGTATCATGAATAATTTTTTCATTTTCTGCTTTAGCTTGTTCTCTAACTTGTTGAGCTTCAATAACTTGATTCTTCGCTACATTTGCAACTTGATTTTCTACAACTTTTTTCATTCCTTCTTCTGAAAAAGTTAAAGCTCCAGTTTCAGAATCAGTTATTATATATTGTGCTAATTCAGGAAAATTCTTTATTAAATCTAAAACTTTTTGATTAGCAGTTACTAAAGCTTGAGTTCATTCAAGAGTTCCTTTTGTTAAATTCTCAAAAGTTGAATCTAAATTTTTAACTTCCTCTAAACCACTTGTTAATTCATCTAATTTAGATTTGGCTTTTGTAGTATTTTCACTAGCAACTTTTAAATTCTCATTAGCTTTTTCTAAAGCAATATCATATCTATGAACTCAATCATAAATAGATTTAATAGCTACAACTAATACAGCAATTCCAGCTACTATTGCTGCTGCTATTGGAAGTATAGCACCTAAACTTGCTCCAAAACCTAAAGTTCCTGCTGTAGCTGCTTCTGCAGCACCTGTAAAAATACCAAAATGATTACTCAAACCAGATAATATAGTTGCAATTGTTTTACTATTGCCCAAAACAGTAACTACTGTTTTAAAACCTTCAATACCATCTTTCATATCTTTAAAAGACATAATTAACATTGGAAGTGAAGTTAATAAATTACCTATTACTTTATCAAATTTTTCAGCATTAGACAAACTATCATCTGAAATAATATTTCCTAATGAAGTAAAACTTTGCCAAACAAAAACTAAACTTGTTAAACCATCTACTAATTGAAGAACAGAACGAGTTTGTTCTTCAAAATTTAATTTATCTTTAAAATCTTCATTAGTTTCAAGTTCTTGATTTAAAATATTGCGAGCATTTTTGACATCGTCTCCTACCCCAGCTTCTTTTAATATTCTTTGATATCCTCCGCCAGTTGTAGAATTATATTCTTCAGCAATATCAGTAGCCCCACCAGTTTGTTCAGCTAAATTACTAGCTTCTTCAACTAATTGTTGTTGTTTTTCAACATCATTAATAATATCTTGTAATTGTTTATATTGCTCAATTAAATTAATTAATTTATCTCTTCAATTATCAGTAATATCTGTATTTTCATCAATTTCTTTTTCTATAGCATTTAACGCTTGTACTGCTTCATCACTTTGTAAATCTTTACTAAAAATTTCTGAAAGTCTTTGAGCATAATCATCTATGCCAAGAGATTCAACAGTTGCTTTAATTTGTCCTTGCTCTGTTAATTCTAATTTAATTCCTTTTTGAGCTAAATCTGCACGCTCTATTTCCTTTTCAATTACTTGTTCTAATTGTTCTCTATAATTATTTTGAGCAGCATATAAAGCATTTTCTGCTTGAATAGTTTTTTCTAGACGTTCATTGTATTCTTGTTGATTTTTAGCAGTAGTATCAGTAATATTTGCACCAGCTGTTTGAGTAAAATTATAAGCTTTAGAATTACTCATTTCAGTAGCTCCAAGAGAAGCAAGTAATTCTTTATTATATTTATCTGATGCAGCACCTTGTTTATTTTGTTCTCTATTAAATAAGAATTCTCCAATAGAAGAACCAATCTCACGATTTCCTAATTTTAAGAACATGGAAGTAAATGCGGTCAAGACTGGCAAACCTCCACCAACACTATCAACAACATTCTGTAAAATATTAACAAAAGTTGTTAAAGTCTCAATAGCAGGTTTATAATTATCAGCATTAAATAAAGAATTAATTAAACCTTCTCCAGCAGCAGATAATGATTGCATTTTAGCTACTGCGGAATCCATATAAATTTCTTGCTGTTTATCTAAAGTTCCAATTGCACCTTCAGCAGTTTCTAATGTATCTTTATACATATCTGCATTTGACATTAAGGTTTGGAACATGTTAACTTGTTGTTTACCAGCTACTTGAATTGCTAATGCTTGTTGCTGAGCTCTGTCAAGTTCATCTCACTTATCCATTAAATCTTCGAGAATTTCGCCCATTTCCCGCATTTGACCATTAGCATCTAAAACCTCTACACCAACAGACTTTAATGCTCCAGAAACTTTACCTAAATCAACTCCATCTTCAAGAGTTTCTCCAAGTTTTAAATCTCCAATACGAGCATAAATACTACGTAAAGCATTACCAACTGTTTCAGGAGCTTGACGAGTAACAGAAACCATTGTTGATAATTGTGCGGTTAATTGATTTTGTGATACGCCTAAATCATGAGCTAATGATGCAACACGAGTTTCAGCAGTAGCTAATTCATTAAGGTCAGATGCACTTTCTGCGGCAACTAGAGCCATAGCATCCAAAGAATCTTTAGCTTCATCAATTGAAAGCTTATATCCATTCATTAATGAAGTAATTTGTGAAGATGCTGTTTCAGAACTTTGTTGAGTAACATTTGCTACTTCATTTGTAAGTTCTGCTAATTTCTTTTGATCTTCAACATTAAAACCATTTTGAGCAAAGATTTGAGCAGCATCTACAATATCAATAGTAGAACGACCTAAATTTTGTCCAGCTTGACTAGCTCATTCTGCAAATGATTTCATTTGTTCATTGCTTTGACCAGAAACAATTTGAATATTATTTAAAGAAGTATCTAAGTCTTGAACATATTCTACAGAACGACGTAGATTATTAGACATTGTCTCAAAAATACTAGCAGTAATGCCCCAACGAACAGTATTACCAAAAGTATTTACGACTTTATCAACAGCACTACTAATAGTATTAAGATTAGTGTGAATTCTTCCTAATCCACCAACCATATTATTAATAGCAATTTGACCAGAAGCACCAGCTTTATCTAAATCACTAATTAGTGTATCTAATCCAATATTTCCAATTTCTTTTTGTAACTGTTGTCCATTAATAACACCAAGTTTAGGATTAAAAGCTTTAGTTAAAGCGTCTTGGAGTTTCTGTACATTAGCAAGAGACTGGTCTAAACCAAGGTGATCTGCACCAGGGTCTAAATGCATTTGATTCAAAGTCGTTGTAACTTGAGTCAAAGATTTCTGTAATTGTTCAATACCCTTTAAATCAGCAGAAGTTTTTAACTGATATTCAATTGTATTTGAATACTTACTCAATGTTCTCACCTTCTTCTATATAAAGGTGCTCATTGACTAAGGTAATTCCTTTTATATAAAACAAAATGAGAACCTCCTTTGTCTCCTATAGTTTAGCTATAAAAAAATAGCCTTATCTTTATTATCTAAAAATAAGGCTATTAATTTTATTTAATTTTGACCAAACTAATTATTGGGATTTGTCCAACGTTCAGTAATATTTTCTAATTGTTTAATATTTTCTGAACTAGCTACTTCTTGTAAACGTTCAGTAGCCATATTTACAATATCTCCACTTACAGTTTGTAACATATCAAAAATTCCACGAGCAGATAATTGATAATCTTTTAAGTCATTATACCACTCTACTCCGCAATTAATAATATAATCAAATTCTTCTGCATGTTCATTATAAAGTTTATCGTAATATCCATCTTTAACAACTTTATCAAAGGCTTCATTAATATTAATTGTAACTAAAGCAGCTAATTCTTCTTTTGTCTCTTGGTAAAACATAATAGTAGAAAATACTACTAGTGCTCTTTCAAAAATAAATCCTTTAAGATATCCATCTTTATTTGCTTCTTGAAGAGAAAAAGTAATAATGTCTGTAATATCTTGAGAACTTAAAACTCTTTTTTCTTCTACTTCTATATTAATCATTTTTCCTCCTAAGTAAAATTATTTACAATTATATTATACCCAATTTTTTAACATTGTAAACAAAATTTTACAAAAAATTTACAAAACTTTTTGCATTAATTGAGATATTTCCCGCATTGTAATTTCTACTCTAATCTTAGTATTATACATTAAATCTAGACTTCTTCTTCAAAGTAAATTTGAACGATCTTGAGCATCATCTAAAATTCCATCTCCCTCAGTATCTACTTGTCATAATTGTTGATTTAAGTTTGAGTAAGTTGAGCGAACTAATCCTAAATTTTTACCATTACTATTTGCAACTTCTGATAAACCAACAGACGAAGAAGAGTTTAAAAAATGTTCTATAAAATCAGACATAGTTCAAAAATTACCATTAATAACCATATAAAAACTTTGGTCATCAGTATTTTCAAAACCAGCTAAAGCATTTAATAAACTTCTATATCCAATACTTTTAATTAAAAACTGTCATTTATTATCTGCTTCACTATAATCATTATTTCTACTTATTCCAGAAGCTATTTGTAATATAGCTCACATATCTTCACCAGTATAACCAGCTTCTCTTCCCAAGAGTGTAGACATAGGAGTTCCATCTTGGATTTTAATAGTATAAGATTTTAAATTATCAGTTAATTGTTTCTCATAGTTCTTAGCATTTGCACCTAATGCTATTCTTAAAACTCCACCTTCATCAGTAATATCAATAGAGAAGTCTTTCTTAGCTTTCTTTTTATAATAAGTTTGTTTCTGTTTTGCCTCTTTTAATATTTCTTTTAATTCATTATCAGGATTAAAATTAACTCCATAATAGTTATTTCCAGTATGACTATAAGAAACTTGCTGTTCTATAAAATGTTCAATTTGTTCGTTAGCTTCTAATGCTTTTAAATGTGTGCGGACAATGCCAACACCTTCACTAACTTCTCTCAAAGTTTTATCAGCTTCTCGTAATCAGGCAATACACTTTTTACGAACTTCATCTAATAAGAAAATATCTTTTTCAAAATGACCGCTATTTGTAGAACCTGTTTTACCATGTCGAACAATCATGCCACTTTTTATCTCTTCCTGACAAAGCGGTATCAACTGCGCCGCAAGTACTACTTTTCCCATTGCAGTATTATATTGTTCATTAGCATTATCAGGAATTTTAAAAGCATCGTTACTATATTTACCCATTAATGCAGCAATAACTTTTCCTGCGGAAGAATATCCAGCTAAACTATCTTGTCCTAATATAGAACCTTCTGTTACTTTTAACATAGTATTTTCTACATATGCATCTAACATATGTTGAGTTTCATCAGATAATGATTGTAAATAATTATTAATAGTATCTACAAAATCATCAATAGTGTCAAATGTTAATAAATCTTTTTTTAATCTGGTAATAATTTCTCTCGGATCCTTGTCCGCACTTATTTCTATTTCTTCATTGTTCTCAAAATCTTTATTAGAAATTGTAGAAATTCCTTGTAAAATTTCTCCACTGAGAAATTGAGAAACAGCTTCTTCATCTATATTATTTTGTTTAGCTATTCTTTTAATTTTTTCTTGTCTTTTGGCTAAATTTAACAAATGTCTTTCTAAAATTTCTGTTTTTGTTTCATACCAAATTTGATTTGCTCAAGCTTCTTCGGGAATATGTTCTTGTCAGAAATGTAAATATCTAAAACTATAATTTTCCATTTTATACTCCTGAAAAATCTAAAAAAAAAGAGAGGTGCTTGTAAAAACACCTCTCTGAATATTAATTAAATTATGACTTTGTAACTGTAACAGTATAAGTCTTAGTAGCGGTTCCCTTTGTAACCTTAACTGTAACTGTATTCTCTCCAGTAGCCCAAGTAGCAGCATTACCATTAGTAATAACTGTTGTACCATTTTTAATTTCAATGGTAGCAGTATTATCTGTAGCAGTAGCACTAATTGTACCATTGGCTGTAGTTGTTGTACCAGTGTAAGTTAATGTTTCAGCATCGAATGTTGGGCTAAGAGTAACTCCACTAATTGTTAATGCGGAAAGAGTAGCATCATCTTCATCAACTGGAGTTTCTGTAGCTTCGATGTTTTCGTCACCAATAATCTGGAAAACGACAACACGCTTTTTGGTTTTATCAAACTTTGTATAGTCAGGGAATGCATCCATAACGAATGAGAATGTTGATGGATCACCAGTATTAGCCATATTGAAAGTAAATGAAGATTGAATCTTAACATTAGGGAAGATAATCTCAACTGGCATATCCTCACCAGAGTATTCTTCACGGAATAATCCAGAAGCTTCTACGTAGTAGTTTCCAGCAAAGTTATCAGCATCAATAGTAATCTGTTTAACACCAGCAGTCTTAACTACATATGTATCAACACGAAGAGTATGTCCAACATATCCAGCAGCACCATCAAAAGTAATTTCAATTCCGTCAGAGCCTACTGTATGTTCACCATCAGCAATAGAAGTTGTTGCAACAGGAACAACACCAGCACCAGCGTTATCTAGAACCATACCAAAAATAGGAGCAGTTCCAGAATTAACATAAAGAACAACATCTTCTCCACCGGCTGTATCAGCATCAACTTTAACTTTTCCACCTGCTAAAATAGGAAGATCGAAAGTTGTGTGAACATACATTTTCTGGTCACCAGTACCAGCATCAATAAGTCCAGCACCAGTTAGAACAGCAATACCCATAGGAGAAAGAAGAGCATCTTCTACGTTAAATGTAACAGTACGTTCGCCTTCCCAAGCAATAAGACGAGGATTACCACGACCACCACGAGCATAAACTAACTCAGATGTTCCCTCGACGCTTGAAGTCTTAGCTGTATCAATATAAAGTACAGGTTGACCTTTTGCGAAAGTAGTGTTACCAATTTGAGTCTGGGTACGAGCTTTGAATACAACGTCACAAATTTCACGAATACCAAAACGCATCTTAAGTATCACCTATTCCTTTCTTTTAATCTCGGTAATTTTTTACAATGCCATTGTTTAATCACCATTCACTAAAGGAATAGCGATTCTCTATAATCAAGATTCCAATAGAATCAAGACTAATTATATAAATTTCTTTGTCAATTGTCGGGTTCATCCATATTTTCAGTGGATGCAAATGGTTGTAAAGCAATTTTTTGATATAAATCACATTCTTGTTTTGAAATATATCTTGTAAAAGCATCGTAGAGTTGAAAAGGAGTATAATTATAAAATATATTTACATCCATTTGTAACCCAATAGACAAAATAGAAGTATAAAAACTAAATAATGATTGAAAATTGTCTGAAGATTTTTTATTAGTTCTTTGTCTTGCTGCTTCTAATTTTTTAGCAATTTTTTCCGCTAATTCGTTTGCAGGATTAAATTTATTTTCTCTACTATCTGGCGGATCAAACAATTCTTTAACAACAGTAGAAAAATTTTCAAAGTTATACATTTGAATCATACCTATAACAGTATTATTTTCATCCTCTTGTAAACTAAAATTTATACTATTTTGAGTATAAAATACATTATAAATAGGGAAACATAATTCAAAAAACTTATCAAAAGAATCTTTAATTAATCCTTCATCAGTTTTTATTACCTCTAATAAAATTTGAAAATTACTAAATTCATTTAATTCAGAATTGCCCTCTTTTACTGAGGAAAAAAAATCTTCTGGACTCCCAATCATTTTTATAGCTGTAAAAAATTCATTTTCTCCAAATTGAACTATATCTTTAATTGTAGGCTGAATAATAAATATTCCACAAGTAGGAATTTTTACTTGACTTCCTGAAAGATAAAGTCCACTATCTCCTTGTAACCTCATATTAATCACTACCTATTGAACATGTTCACGAACATCTTCATTAGTAATTATTTCATTTTTATCTTCGTCATTTTCATGTGTTGCAGAATATTGAAGAACAATTCCTCCTCAATCTTCATTCATTATTAAACGCTGAGCGCCAACAAAACGAAGTTTTCCAATACCAGTTAAACGAGTATTGTTTAAAATTCCATCAAGATATCCCGCAATAGCAATTGGACGAGTTTTATAATTATCCAATTCTCAACAATCAGTATTACAAAAAATAGAAAAATTTATAGTCACATTTCTAAATTCAGGATTAGAAGTTGGGAAAAAATCTGTAAATTCAATGATTATATAAGATTTAACTTCTCCAAAATCTTTAATTTTTAATTTTGGAGTTAAAGAAATATAGCCTTCTTCTTTTAATTTTCCTAAACTATACTTATCTATAATTTGTAAATATTGACCTTGACTTTCATCAAGACAGTCAGGAGTATTAATAATTAAAAGTCTTTTTAAATAATTGCTATAAGGTTTGTTTTCTACAAATAATTTTCTTAATATTAATTCTTGGTCTTTTTCACAAGAAAGGAAGCTAGAATGAAAATCTGTCATTATTTGTTGTGATACTCTTTTCACTTTGAACCTCCCTTATAAAGATTTAATATTAATTGTTTTAACATACTGTCCATTATCTGTAATTAATCCAAGAGTGAAAGAAGATTTCTTTCTAGATATGATTTCAATAGTACATTGTGTGCGGGAAGATTTGACAATTTTAGCCATTCTCTCATCAGGAATTGTAAATTCTCCCTCAACTAATGATGTATAAGTAACAATATCATAAGGATATACCTCATCAGGTCCTTGAATGTATTGTACTGGATCTGCAATTGTAATTTCTTTTTCATATACAGTATCATTTGTAATATATTTAATTTTAAAACTACCAATTGCACTTTCTAATATATTAATAGAACAAATTTGAGCATTTTGATAAGTATCTATTAATATGGCTTTTGAATCATTATCCGCAAGTACCCATTGACCAGATTCATCATAATAGTTTGAATTAATCATATAACTATTATTTGAGTCTTGTTTAACTATATCTTGTCCAATAATTATATCATTTTCATCTTCTATTGGAATAGAAGGTAAATCTTTATATTTATTAATATAATCTTCTTTAACTACTAATTCAATAACTCCTGGAGTTGAAATAGAATCAACAGTTTGAACTTCTCAAGGTAATCCCGCAATATTAATTTTAGTAAATCTGTGAAAATAATCTAATGTATTTTCATCCTTCTTAATATAGATTCTTCCAGATAAATTCATTTCATTTAAATTAATACTGCGTTTTTGAAACCATCTAATATCAGTTTCAGTTGGACCTTGAAAATAAATTCAATAATTTTTATTATTAATATCAAGTTGATAACGACATCTTATAATTTGAGCTTTTAAATATGCTGTTTCTACTAAATCTGGAAGAAGAATCATTCAATAAGTTTGATCATCTAAACATTGAAATACATCTCCAGGTTCAAGCTCACTACTAAAATCAACTGAAATTATTTTTTTGTCATAGTCCATTTTAATATTATCAGTATTTATTAAACAACGAACTATTCTTTTTAATGGAGTTTTAATTCATCTACTATTATAGTCTGAAGCTAATGCTAAATGAAAACTCCATAGTTTAGTTTGTTTTATCCGACCATTAGAATTTCCACCCCAATATTTTATTCTATTTTTTAAAGAATTAGACATTTTGTTTAATCCTATCTAAAAGGCTACAGCATTCAAATATTGTTCTTCTATAAAGAGTAAAATCAATATCTTGAGATACTTGTAAACCTTCTAGTTTAGAAGCACAAGTTAATAAATCTCTTTGGTCGGAAAAAAGACTACTTAACCCTAGCAATTCTACTACCAAGGTTTCTAAAGGCTTATGCCAATCTTTTTCTTCTTCCCGCATAGGAAGAAGTTTAAAAACTTGAGATAAAATTCTACTAAGATTTTCTTGTACTGTAACTGTATCTATATCAATATTATATTTTGTCATAGTCATTAGTCTTTCTCCTTCATGATTAAATCGAAGGTAGACTCATAACTACCATCCGTTCTTTTTCTTCTACGTCTATAAAGTCGTTGAAGATGAAAACCTCTTGTTTTATATTGTTCTTGAAGCTTTAAAAGTTTGTCAATATGACTTGCTTGACTTGTAAACTTAAAATCGCTACCACTATATTTTTGTCGAATATTTTCAACACTAGCTAACTGATAACCAATTCATTCAACAATCATATATTGACGTAATATCATTTTTTCTTCTAAATCCAATAAACAAGAAAACCGAGCATTTTCTAAATCTACATTAAATATGTCTTTTTTAGGAAATTCAAAGTGCGGAATGGCTGCTAAAAGAATTTCTTGAAGAAGCTCTTCTGTATCCTCTTTTGTTAATTCCATAAACATATCATCAGTAATTCCCGCAAGGAAGAAATCATACATCTCAGAGAAAGAAGTTACCTCTTCATCAGCCATTTTTCCTCCTTAAACTTTTACTCTACGTCCCGTAGATTCTTCTTGTTTATTTTGTTGAACTCTACGGCCATGCTTTTCCTCTTCTTTTGGAGCGTCGGCCGCAATAGCTCTTTTATTTTTTATCATATTTAAAACATTTAATCCAGTAGCTTTACTAATAGCTTCCATACGATTAATGTCAGAAATTTCAAGTTCAACTGCTCGATTGACTAATCTATTTTTAATTGCTTTTGGAGCAAAGTCAAGAGCATCTAATAATGTATCCATGCTCGCAGTAGTTAATGCGGCATCAATATCTTCATCAGTTCAATTATATTCTATAGTATCATCCCGCACACCAAATTCACGAGCAAGAGCTTTATTATCTACTCTAAGGTAATTTTGAAGTAAAACTTTTCCTCCACGATCATAAGATAATTCTCTTAATTCACCAGCTTTAATTTTAAAAGTAGCTTTTGGAGGAAATTCTCTTTCAATTCCTGTTGGTGTTTTATAAGAAACTACAGAATCCGAAAGACTAGTTACTGCAACAACCTCATCATCAGGAATAGCAGTCATATCTACAATTGTCATTTTATCTCCTTATATCTCCAAAAAATAGGGAAGGGGAGTCTCGCTCAACCCTCCCCTACTTCTATAAATTAAAATTAAACAGTCTTAGTAAGACTGGTATTTACATACTGAGTAATTGCAGGATTAGAGAATACTGCGATACCAAACTTTTTGTAGGTCTGCATATCGGTTGACCAATCATCATTATCTGTGATTGTACGAACCATTGTTGGACCTTCAAAAGCAAGTTTAACTGGTTTTTCAGTTCCAGAAGGAATGATGTAGCACTTAGAAGGATCAATAACTTTTTCTTTATTTGTTTCATCTAGCATAGACTGACGAAGAATAAGAATATTGTGTCCTAAATAAGTAGCAAAATATCCCTTATTCCAAAGAGTAGATTTCATATCATTGGACATACGAGAATCAGCAGGAACCATTGTACGAGCAAATTCTTCTGTACAAATGATAGTTGAATTTCCACCGTTATAGGAATCAGAAATTGTTAAAAGCTTATTAAAAGCAGCAGGATTAAATACGTTGTTTGTATAAACGTTATTTGGATTAGTTGTGCTATCAGGAAGTACTGAATCTAAAGCTTTAGCAATTTCTTCATAGATATAATCATCCATACCTTCAAGGATAATTTCAGTTAAATCAGAGAACTGAATGCGGCCATCAAGGAATTCCTCAAAACCAATACGGCAAGCGGAACCAATAGCGCTCATCTGAACTTCTGTCTCACGTCCATCAAGCATGAATGTCTCATAACGACCAGCTAGACCGACTTTAGTAACAAAAGTCTTAGCACGCTTCTTGGAAGCTTCAGTAATACGCTGACGGAATACAGCTTTATCACCTTGAGCTACAATGCGGATATCAGCAAACTGACCATACTGCTCCATAACACGGTTAGGAAGAATATCATCAATTGTCTCTTCAATTAGTTCAAAGATTTGATTTTTATTCTTGCGGAAACCCTTATAGTCAGGAGCTAATAGATTAAATTGAGCACGAAGAGCTGAATTAACATCCTCTGCGGAAAAGCTCTCTTCTCCCTGATTAGTGGAATAAGTTAAAGGAGTTTTATGAGCAGCAGCAAAAGCAAGTTTCTTTAAATCATTAAATTCCATAAGTTGCATTGTCTATTTCCTCCCTTCCAATTAAACAGAGATTACTTGTAGTTTGACACCAGGTTGTCCATCAGGCATTGTGTAGGCCTTTACAACCTGAAGAATTAGACCAGTTGTAGCAGTATTATCAAGTTTAAGAATACCGTTGGCATTAGGAGTAACTTTATCTCCTTCTTGATAAGTACCATCAACTAGATTGTTTGTAGTATAAATATCGCCAACAACAAGACGAAATACACGAGGTGTCATTACACCATCATAGAAATCTGTCTTTTTCATAATATAATCGCGATGCATTTGATGACGTTCATCATAAAGTTTTTCTTCATTAAAGACCATCATTAAAGGACCGTCACCAGTTAAAGTGACTTTACCAGCAGCGTAATTATAGTGTACAAATTGTCCTTGTGAAAGCTCTGCAATTGTACTATCAGCAGGAAGTTGACCATAAACTCCACCATTACGAGGTGCGGAAAGATGATTAGGTTCAACTACTGGATAGCCAATTGTATTTCCAATTGTAACAGAGTTAGCCATCTTTAATCCTCCTTAAATTTTATCGTTTTACTAAACGGAGAACTGATAGAAGTGAATCTTCAGCATCTTCCGCATTATTTGTATTATCTAAAGAGAAAGACATTAGAGGAGATTCTTCCTCGACTTCTTCTTCTTTCTCTGGAAGTCCATCAACAGTTGAAAAATCTACATTCTTACGAACATAAATAAGAGCTAATTTCTCTTCAATTTGATCAAGAGAATACTCTTCTTTATGAGCAATAATATCTGCTTTATCTGCATCTGTAAGCATATGATACTTAGCAATTAAAGCATCTTTTTGCTGATTTTCAAAAGAAAGTTTGAAAGCTCGAAGTTCTTCAAGCTCTTTTTGAATAGCAGAAAACTCTTCTACAGAAACGGTATGTTGCTCAAGATTCTTTTTACCCTTATCAACATCTGAATTAGTTCCTTCATTGTTTTGTTCTAATTCTTCATCATCATCTTGATCATCATCGTCATCTTTATCATCATCACTTTGGCTATCATCATCATTTTGTGTATCATCTTGAGAATCTGTAGTATCATTTTGATTATCAGCGTCATTACCATCTCCGGTGTTATCACCACCGTCTCCGCCATCATCAAATTGAGTTTCTACAAATTGAGTTTCAACTTCTTGTTCTGTTTCAACTTCTTTTTCTTCAAATTGAGTTTCTTGATTATCGTTCACTGTCACCCCTCCTTTACTGTATAGAGTTTGATTTAATTCTTGTACCATAGCGAACAATTTAGCAGTAAATTCACTATCCTTAGAAAATTGATTCTCTACATCAGTAATAGAGGCTCCTTCAAAACAAGGTTCGACATTATCTCCAAGAATACACAATTTGGAAAATACCGCATCATTAATTATAAAAAATTCCATTCCTGAGTTATTGTCTGTTGCCCAGTGACCTTCTAAATTTTTACTATCTAATTCCATAGATTGACCCTTACCCTCATCAATTACTTGTTGAGCTTCTGGGTATTGATCTACTCATAGATAACCAGTTGTTAAAAGATATTCTCTTTCAGTTTCATTACCAAATTCATCTGTATCAGTAAAAGTTTGAAATCAAATGCGAGCATCTGGAGCTACAAAACCATAAGGAACAGTTTTACAAGAAAAATGAATTTCTCCATCTTCTATAGTAATTACATCTCCGTGGTCGCCAAAATCTTCTTTGTCTTTAAGATAAGCTCCAACAATTGGGCATCCCCGCAAAGTTTTTGACATTTCAAGAGCTGCATTCTTATCAATATATGAACCATTACGATTTTTACCGAGATAAAGCACTTTAATTTGACATTGGGCCATTAGAGGATTGATATCAAGTGGAGTTAACTCGATAAACTCCGGATCAGCAATTGTTTTAATTGATCTATTATTATTCATCTACCCTCCTAACCTTCTGCTTGTTCATTTCTAATTGTCTTATCTGATTTTTCACTTTCTGGCAATTCTGGTCTACCAGTTTTCTTTTCAGATTCTCCAGCTTTAGGAGCTTCTTTAGCACTCATAGTTGAGGACATTTGAGGTGGAATAAATAATTCATCTAAATGCATCATTCCATTTTCAAAAACAGCAGTAGCAATAATACTACTTTGAGTTTGTCCAAGAGCAATTTGAGGAAGAAGCTTAGAGAAACCAATTGTAGTTTGCTCTTTATAAAGCTTAGATAGTTCTTTATAATTATATCCTGTTGTTGGAAGAATTTGAACACGATACATTAAACGCTTTTTATTTTTATTAAATGGTTTTAATAAATCTTCTGCGTATTCTTCAAACTGATAAATTAAATCAAGAACACTTGATTCATCATTTACAATAGACTTTTCTAATGCAACATTTCCATCTGCATTAAATTGTAACTGAGAAACACCAGCTTCATTATATACACCACGTTCAACTTTTCCAAGTTGATCAACAGAACTTACATTATTGCGGTCTGCCATATCTGCAACTTCTACATCTGCAAATGTTGATAAGACCCGCACACCAATAGATTCACCAATCATGCCTACTGCATTATTGTGAAGAGTTTGTACTTCATCAGTATCAAAAATTAAATCTCCATTTTTGTCTATTGGAAATTTTTGAATAAGAATTCTTAAAATTTGTTGCTCCATTTTTTTCTTATCTAATTCTTGCATATCTTGTAAATCCAAGAGCTTAGGAATAACTGGGAAGAAAATAGGAACATCAGAATTTCCTAAATTAAATTTAACAGCTTTTGTACAATCTAAAAGGAATCAACCCATATCATCATTTGATGTATCTCTTGGTAAAGTTCCTTTCTTATAAGCTACATAAGCTTTTTGGAATTCTTTAGGAAACATTTTTAAAATTTTTATACGATATTCATTATTTGACGTTAAATCATCAAAATATTTAACATTAAACTCTATTGCGGGACGACCATTTCATTTATATCTACTACGGCAATATTTAGGTGGTAATTCTTGAAGAAAAACCGCATCTTTTTGTTCTAATTTATAACCATAATAGCATCCATTTTTAATTACTTTTAAAGCAATTTCTGAAAAACTTTTCTTTAATCTTGAATTTTCAAGTAAAACTGCGGCTTTAAGCCATCCTTCAATAACTTTTTCATCTTTTATTTTATTATCATATCTATTAGGTGTAATAAATCAGTCATATCTAAATAAGGTAGCAAGATATTTACATAATCTTTGATAAATACCATTTGATCTATAAAAATAATCTGAGATTAATCTCAATGTTTCTAAATCATTTTTTTCGATAGCTCTTTCAATCTTTTCTCTATCATATTTCTTTTTGCGGGAAAGGCTATCAAAATAATCTAAATTTGAAACGACATCATCTCTTAAAATTGATTTGCCAACTCTAATTTTATTAAAATTAGCTTTCTTTTTTGGGGTAATTATATTAAAATCTCTGGTATTTATATTTTTTGTATAAGCCAAATTTATTTACACCCCCTGTCTATTTAATATCCAGCAGCATTAAAAATATAGTCATAAGAAATCTTATTCTCATCATATCATGGAATTGCTACCAATTTTAATCCATGTTTATCACAATACTTTCTTTTAGCTAAATCATTATGTTTCTGTCTTTGTAAACCTAATCTTCCACCAAATTTAGGTATTGCTTTATAATGCTGTCTACCTTGAAATTCTATTAAAAAATCTATGTCTCCATCATCTGTAAAGACACAAAAATCAAATCTTAAATGACGACCTGACTCTGCAATCAAATCGTCAAATTCATATTCTTCAGCAAATGGAATGTCATTATCTGAGAGTATATTATATATTTTAATTTCACCTGCGGAATCTCTCATTATAAATTCACTCCTTAATACATATTTAACTTTCAATTTATAATAAAAATTAAGCAAACTAAATAATTCTTTTTTGCCCAAAAATTTTAAGAAAAAAGCATTAATTTAGATAAATCTCTTTTCTTACGTCGAGCACCTTTATCTTCTTCTAGCTTACACCAATACAAACCATAAATTAATGCACTAAATTTGTCTTTTTTGATTTTTCTTGTTGCTTGTTTAAGAATAATATTTAAATTTTCAGTTTCTTCAATTAAGTTTAACATTTGTTCTCTAAGAATTGAAGTCATTACATATGGTTGTAAATAAGCTGCTCTTTCTCCGGCTGTCATTCGCTTTGATTGCGCTTGTCCCGCAAGCTTATTTTTAGCAACATTTTCATCAATCAAAAATCTAATTTTACCTGCATTTAATTGACTTTGACAATAAGCATACATTTCTGTATTTAGTGGAGCATTAGCTTTCATAAGATACATTGCTTTTGGAATAGTATCTTCTGTTTCAAACTTTTTATATTTACCTTCATCATCGTTATAAACTCCAAGATTTGGTAAAAACTCTCCTGTGTCAGGATCCGTTTGATCTGTGATTAAAAAGTCTACAAGACCTGTGCCTAAGCCGTTGGCATCAATGACAGCTATTTTACAATGATATTGTTGATATATTCGTTTAATTTTAATTGCTTGTAATCCAAAGTGTTCTTCATCAAAACTATAAAGATTTACTATTTCCTTCAAAGGGACACCTGTTCGTGCTGGAGCCACTTTAATAACAATTACTTCACTAGTACAACCATGACGTCCAACGTCTACTCCAAGAACATAATAAGTAGAAGGATTATTGCGTTTATTAGGTTCTTTCTCTGGTAGTTGAAGAGTGCGGCGCTTGTCAATTCTGTCTGGATCAAAGAATGCTCCTTCGACAGCTCCTGCTCATAGACTTTCATATTCTCGTTCAAAACTTGCTTCATTAAATGTACCATCCATACGAAGGTCAGCGACAAAGTTACGATTGAGTAGTCCTTCCATAACAGGAATTCGTCAAGATCCGCCAAGAACAATAGCTTTGTCAGGATTTACCGCAGACTGACAAAGAATTTGAATTAATTTATCATAACTGAAAGTATTCTTATAACCGGCCGTTGTAATATATATCTGACTTTGGTTAAGAGGTTCATTAGGATCGACAAATCCGTTTACTCTTCGTTCAACGTTCATCAATGGAAGAATAACCTCGTTAAGAATATCTTGGTCAATACCAACCACCTCTTCCATTAATCCAGCTTGGAAACGCTGTCCACGAGTTTTCTCACTTGCTGCAACATTTTCAAGAGAAGAACCATTTTTAAAAGTATAAATAACACTGTCTCGTGTTGTACGAGTTTTAGCTTTAATAATACTTGTTTTATTATTAGTGCGAGTATCTCAAATAATTTCATTAGCAAGCGCTGGAATTAAACGACATAATTCATCAACCTTTGCTTGAAGAATACTTGCACTTTGCTCTTTTCCTCCAGCTACCGTAAATATTCGACAACCAGGATATAGAATACATTTAATCATTAAACAAAGAACTGCTAAAAATGATTTAGAGAATGCTCGGGGAAATGTACAAAAGGTATATTTATATCTCATGACTGCCCGCAAATAAACTCTTTGATAATAAAAGAAATGAAAAGTATTATCTGGATTTAATGAACATAAATAATCTACAAAGATATCAGGATAACAACGTCAAAAAGAAATTAACTCTTCTAATCGTTCTTTATCTTGACGAATACGCTCACGATCAACAGTTTCCCGCACTTGTTTAGATTCATTATATTCTAATAAATCTTTAAGAGCCATTGTCGTCACCGCCAACTTGAGCAAATACTTGTTCAGTTTCAGAAGCAATCATATCATCTAAATTGTTAGTTCAAAGTTCAGCCTCTAACTCTCCATCGTCATCATCTTCTTCTTCAATATAAGCAGATTGAGTTAAAAGAGCATCATAATTTGCATCAGCTTCCTTTTGAGCTTTTTCAGACTCTTCAAGTTTTTGGATATAAGATTCAATAAGGTCGCCAAGACCCATTTCATTTTTAACAAGATTACGAGTATAAGCTTGCATATCTTTTAGTGTAAAATCAACTTTATCTTCTTTAGCATCAATACCTGGTCTAAATTGGTCAATAAAAGTACCAGGTTCTAACTCTCGTTCAACAGCAGCTACTAATTCCCCAACAGAGTCAATGTAAGCTTCTTGTTCTTCTTTGTTTTGAGCTTCTGTAAATTTTGCTGATTTCCGCAATTGATCAAGAACTCCTGCTAAGTTTTTATAAGAAGTAAAATCTTCTATTTCAAGAGCTTTATCCATTTTAATAGATGTGCGGCAAATCTTTTTTAAAGCTTCCTCACGGTCAACATTCATTTCATAAGTATTAGTATACTTATTATAAAGATTTTCCATTTGTACTCATTCTGAAGGAGTAAAAGAAGCACCTCATTTAATAGTAAGATATTTAATATCTTCACTAGTTAAACTATTTTTAATTTGCATTTCATTTTCATCTATTGTAGTAGGCATATAGCTCATCATAGTATCAACTGCGTTTTGTAAAGCAGCTTCTTCTTTTTTTTCTTGCATTTCAGCTATTTGCTGTTGAACTTGATGAAAAGCTTGTTTTTTACTCAACTTTTGCTTAGTTGCTTCATCTCAATCATGATCTTCTGGAGAGGCTTTATCTAAACCAAGCAATATTTTTTCTTTCTTAGTTGCTGTCGCTCCAAGAGGTTCATGATAAGCCATTAAAAGTTGATTATCACCTGTTAATGTGCGGTACTGTTCAAGTGTTATTTCTCCCGCATCTAACTTAGCTTTAAATTCAGCTTTCTTTTCTTCAGAAACAATATTATCTCTTCCATGAATATTTACCCAATGTTCTGTAGCTGCATCACTATCTGCATAACGCCATTTTCTTCAAGGATTCATATTTGTTGTGCGGATATAGCGACCAATTACGGATTTGTTAGAAAACGTCCCAGGATTACGAAGATAAGCAGCTTGAGCAACAGATACTCATAAAGGTTCTATATACGGTACATCAAATTCTTTTAAAATTCAATCAAAAGTTGATGGATCATCATTTTTAATATAAGTAGTTAAACAATCTTTACAATAATCAAAACGAGTACCATCTTTCTTTTTAAAAAAATTTGTTTCAGGTATCACTCGTCCGCATTTTTGACATGTCATTCTCTTTTTTGTAGCCATTTATCTTTTTCCTCCTTTCTTTTTTCTACACTCTTTACAAATAGAGTAATAACCATCTTTTGACGAATTAGGAGAAAAGAAAAACGGATGTGCGAGGAGAGAACGACCGCATTTCCCGCACGTCTTTCATCTATGACCCATTGGTTCTTCATAGGTAAAATATCAAAGAAGATAATTTTTCTGAGCTTGTTCTGCTACTAGTTTAGGAATTTTTTTAGTTCAAATAGTAGAATAATACTGCTCAGAATGTTCTTCTTGATATTTATCAAAAATCATTTCTTTTATTTCTTTATTTGTATAACCATCTATTTTTCAAATTAATACATCATAAAAAACTGGATATTTCTTTTCTAAAGCATCGTCAACTACTTTTTCTAAGTCCAAGAGATGTCAATGAATGTCAGAATCTAACATATCTCAAGTTTCTTGTTTTAATTGTTGATAATATTGAAGAAGGAAAGAAATAGAATCTGGTTTAAGTAATGATAATGGTTGATCACTGTGCGGGATAAGGTCTTTATCAAAATATACTTTTTCTGGAATAGATACATTTGCTAAGCCAGAAACCATATTATTAGCTACAGACCGTCCTGATTGATTAGAACCTTTAATCATATAAGCTTGTTTTCAACTATCAATTAAAGCAGTTTTTAATTTTTTCTTGCGGTAACTCGTCGTTGCCTCGTTGTACTGTCGTTCTAATGACGCTATTACATCCATGCATTCCCGCAATCCACGTATATTATCTATATCCTCTTGGGTAATTGGATCTTTATGGTCTAAAAGTTGGTCTTTATTATTGTTAATAATATTATAGATTCCATCTTCACCATTTTTTAACTTATCAACTAATCCTTCATAAGAAATTTGTCTTTTTAATACTGTTGCATCTCTATTTTTAGTAACAATTGGATATTCTTCTGAGCGTTCTTTTGTTGTTTGTTTTTTATCTCCGACATAAAGGAGGTAATCACTAAGATTTATTAAATCTTGCGGAGATAATTCCTTTTGCTGAGATGTGATTGATTCAACTAGAACTTTTCTAGTTGTTTCACTTCTTATATCATGATTTAATTGCATCAACATATCACCTCCTTATACATATATATATTATACCCAATTTTATAAAATTTTATACCAAAATTATTCATTTTTGCCCAAAAAATTATTGGCATTTTGAAATAGTATGTGCTATAATATATTTAAAAAGAAAAAGAGTAAGGGAGTGAGTGCTTGATAGAATTTAAAATGTTTTGTTTCTCTGTCTTTGGCATTCAAGCTTTTATTAGTATATTTAATTTTATATTAGCTTGAAGTAAAATAAAGTTTCCAAGATGAATTGTAGATATTCTTGCAGGAATCTCTTGGGCTATGACTGGACTGTATTGGTTATGACAAGGAGTGATATTATAATGGGATATTATCATCAAGATGAAAGAGATTGGGCTGTAGGAATTGGTTGCTTTGCTCTTATAGCAATATTTGTTCTTATAATTATATTGTTTGTTATATTAATTTTTACTATTTTACAATAGGGAGGATTTGAATGATTACTATTAACTATGATAATCAAGATAATCGTGATTATATTGTTATTGCAAAAGGTGACGTAGAGTCGCCAGATAATGTTCAATACTTTGTTGATATGGACAATGCTGATGGAAATACGAGCGATGGCGCGCATACTTTTAATGAACTATATCATCATAGAACTATACTATTTAGTGTAATTGTTAGAGAATATCATTTCCTTGCTTGGAAGAGTAAAAAGCACAATGATGGCACTATGTATGATGGATACTTTATTGTAGGTATTGATACTCCAAGAGGTCAAGCTACTTATCATTGTGAAATGAAATATTGGGATTTATTTGACTGTAAAGAGAAAAAGAAGGCTCCTAAATGGGATGGACATACTCCTGAGCAAGCCATTGCAAGAATTAGTCAATTAGATAGACAAGAAGCTATTGAGTATTATTTAAAAAGAACTGGTAATTTAAGTGATGCTCTACATTATATGATTGATGATAATTCAGTGGTGGTTGAATCACATGAGTAGTATTATAAAAAATATAAGAAAGTTTCTAGACTATGAAGGTTTAGAATATGAAAAAACAGAAAAAGTTACAGAAACTCTAATATTTAATAAACGCTATGGATTAAGAAATAAAGATAGAGATGTATATCTTGTAGTTAAAAACCCAACAGTAGAAGAAGTAAGGAGACTGATGGGTTATGGATACTAAGATTTTTGATAGATTAGAAGAGATTGCAGATTGAGCGATGAGTGGCGACGCCTCTCCGAAGGATATCGCGCACGAGTTAAATGGTTTAAAGTTTGAATTTAATAATCCTAGTAAAATATGTATGGAGAATGCTAAAAAAGAAGCTGAAATAAAGTTAATGAAGGCTAAAGAATTTGATAGAGGTTATCAATTGGGTAAACAAGCTAAAACTGCTGATGAATGGACTCTAGATAGGGATAGACAAGAAGTATTAGGTAGATTAAAGGATAAAAATCCTGACTATTGGTGTTTAGATGCTTTATTTGAAGATGATAAAAAAGTTATTACTAATAAGATGTTATATGAAAGATTAGTATATCTATTGGGTGGTAAATAGTGTCTATTATGATATGAACAATATTTAGTATTATATCTATTATTATATTTATTATATTATATAATGTTAAATATCTAAAAAGAATTATAATGAAATATAATAAACAGAATTGTTATAATTGTAAAAATTATGATAATAATTGTGGTTGTAGTTATAGATGTAAAAAATATGATTATGTAACTGGTAATTATTATCAGAGAGTACATTTTGATTGTTATACTAATGTAGGTAAAATTTTTAACTGTAATTGGAAATCTAATGAGTAAAATTAATATTTATAAATGTTATAAGTGTGGAAATTTTTCTTTGAATAAAACAGGTTGGATGATTTATGGTAACGATCATACAAAAAATTTATATATTTGTAAAGATTGTTTAATGAAAAGGAAGAAAGAAAGAAATAAAATGGAAGATAAAAAGACAGCAGTAAAGAATACTTTAAATAAAATTGTAGATGCTATGAATATTATTCCTAGTGATGAATATAATTTTGAAGAAGGACAATTATATTTTATTAGTGGTCCTATGGCTGGATATAATAATTGGAATAAAGAAGCTTTTGATCAGTGTGAGAAGAAGTTACGTTCTGATTTGAAAGCTAGTTATGTTTATAATCCTGCTAAAAGAGTAAAAGATGAAAATAAAGATTTTACTTATTATATGAGAGAACCTTTACATATTATTAATATGTATCAAGATGATTGGGAAACAGTAATTGATGCAATTATTTTACTTCCTGGTTGGCAGAAAAGTTTAGGTAGTGTAACAGAAGCTTTAGTTGCTCATGAAGTGGGAATAACTTTAGTGGAGTGGTAATGTTTGAACAATGTCCTTTTTGTGGTAGTATAAATATTGTAGAAGAAAATCTTGATGAAGATTTTTATGAATATTATTGTGAAGATTGCGGAGCATGTTGAGACGATAATTATTATGAGTAGAAAAGAAATTATAATTTGTGATAGTTGCGGCAAGATTATTCATAACAAGAATGAAGAACTTATAACTTATCAGACTAATTGTTTACAAGAAGATGGTACTTATTGAACTGATAGATATCATTTATGTGAAGACTGTATGAATTTAATGTTAACAGCAGTTAATGATAAATTTGAAAGGTATAAAAATTAAATGAAGATAATTTGTAGTGAATGTGGTAGAGATATTAATGCTCTAGGACAAGATAATATGAGTTATACCATGGAACCCTTATGTGAAGATTGCTATTATTATTTAAAGAATAGTAAAAGTTTAGTCAATCAAGGTCTGTTAAGGTCTTTGTATTTAGAAGAGTATAAGTATGATAAAAAGTCTTAGACAAATTTGTTTAGAAAAATACGGAGAAAATTTTATTAAAGAATACGATATGCTTGGTAGCGGTGAACCAATTGGAGATTTATATTATACTATAATTTTTCTAGAAAAAATAGAAGAAGCAAGAGAAATATATAATAATCAAAAAATTATTAAATTTAAAAATTTTATATTAGAAAGATTTAAATAATGTTTGAATGTGAGTATCAAAAATTTATAAATCATGTTGAGGGGCCTGGAGCTTGGCATGAATATTTTTGTATATTGTTTCAAAATGAGTGTAATTGAAGAGAATGTGAGAAATATACTAAAAATGTTGGTACTACCCAAGAGCAGATGATTAAAGAATTAGAGAGATTAGGCTTTTAAATTTAAGTTTAAATTTAGATTCTAAATTTAAATGTGGAAAAATTTTGGTTTAAATTTAAAATTTAAGTTTAAATGTAAATTAGAATTTAAAAAATGAATTTAAGTGTGGGAAAGACGTGGGCATATCACTTTTTTAATATTAGAGCGCCAAATCCTATAACCAGCCCCCCCTCTTATTACCCAGAAAAATATTAAAGGATTCCATATAAATCTTTTATGTAAAACGCTCAATTTTTTGATGACCCCTCAATAAGGCTAAGTAAAGACGTTATAACATACAGAGTATATCCAAGAGAAGAAGAATATGATGTGCGGGACAGCTGGTGTTTTGAATAAGTATCAACCTTGTCCGCACATTTCATTTATGATTTTATATTCTGGTAAATCAACTTTAGAATCAAGTATGGTTACATAATTTATTTTATTTATTCTGTAAAATAAATAATTATTCAATTACTATTTTCATTATTAATATGATGCTTTTGGTTAGACTCTTTATTCTAGATTCTTTATGTTAAAGCTTTTATATTTATTTCTTATCTTTCTTCTTTTGGTTCAAAGAAGAAAAAGATTGAGGAATTTATTTGCTGTCCTGATACTATTGACTAAGAAAGAAGGAAGATATTTTATGTTAAAAATTGTGAAAAAAGAAAATAAAAATGAGAACAAGGATAACCGCACTCCAACTTATTTCAAAACTATTGATGATTGCGCTTTCTTTTGTGCTACATGCGGGTCTAGTCCTATTAAGGTAATAAAGGCTATGCTTACATGGAAGAAGCAACACAAGGACAACGAGCATGCTTTGACAGATGTAGCAGAGCTAGCTTGCAGGAAAGCACAAGCTATGGATGATCAACACGCTATTACTACGATCACTAGAATATTATCAATTGTGTGCTCTGCTGATAAGACTATTGATAAGGATGAACAGTTTATTTGGGAGACAGAAGACCTCAGTGAGGGCGAAAAATTTTAGCACACACACGACAGGTTTGCAAGAACTTTTTTCTCCTACACAAAGTCTACACAACATGACCTAAAAGAGATATGTGGAGGAATTGTGTGCACAAAGATTCTCGCGTCAGTTGGTGGGGAGTTGTAGTAATATATTAGTCAAGGAGAGGGAGAGAGAAAGTCAAAAGGACTTTCGCCCAATCCAAAGAGAGGAGCCACAATGGCTACCACGAACAAGGTTACCCGCTTTACCGCACTGTCCACCCTCATTGAGTTCGCTAAGGCTAACGACTTTGATAACGCTGAGGTTATGGAGATTGCTGAGAAGATGCGTGACAAGCTCAAGACTCCTAGCAAGGCTGGTACTACTACTCACACGGCTAAGAAGAATGATGAATTCTTTGATGCTCACACGGATGTGTTCGCAGATGGTAAGGAGCTTACGGCTCGTGAGTACGCGAATGCTATTGATGGTTTCCCTTGCGATAACAATGGTCGTCCTAGCATCCACAAGGCTACTGCTATCCTTGTTCGTGCGGTCAATGAGGGTAAGTTGGTAAAGGTTCCTAGCGAGAAGAAGAGCGCTCCTATGAGCTACAAGCTCGCGTGATTATCAGTCCTGAGCATGACTTAAAACTGCTCAATTCTTTTATATTAAAAAGAATAAAAAATGAAAATTGAATAAATAAAAAGTGAAAATGAAAATCAAACAGAACAGATGTTCGGGGTGGACGAAATTTTACCACAAACGCACGGAGAAGTCAAGTCTGAAAATTCTTTTTCACACAATCTCCATAAACAGTTAGATCTCCCGCAATTATGAAGAATTTATGAAGAGCCCAAAACTGTGCTATAATATATTCAAGGACAAAGAGAAAGGATATACAATGTATAACAACACTGTTTTTCTAGTAACTGTTAATCCTGAAATGTATTATGGTACTCCTTATCACTTTGCTTTTAAGAATGAAGATAATGCTAAGAAGAAATTTGATGAACTTGTAGAAAAGCATAATCTTTGTCATGATGGCAATTATCGTGTAGCACAAAGAGATTCAGAAAGTTTGCATCATGTGGACACTGTAGAACTTGATGAAATCTTTTATGATGATTAGTTTGGTGGGACTTCGGTCCCATCATTCTTTTAACTAATTGCGGGATCTCAACAAAATATGAAGAATTTGTGAAAGACTTGACAACTAGCCCAAAAGTATGAGATAATATAATTACGGAGCGGAGAGAAGAACCGCCAAAAACAACCTAGTCAAGTTGGAAAACTGACTACAGGATTAGGAGATATCATGACTGCTATTTTTGTTATTATTATCATGATTATTATGATGAATAACCACAATGACCCATTTGGGTATGTTTAGAAAGAAGGTTTATAATGGAGCGTGAATTTTCCTGTTATCATCTTGTTGGTTCTCTTACTATTATTAAAGATAAACAAGTAATTGCTGTTCTCTTTGCTACAGATGCATTTTTTATTTCAGAATTCAAAGCTATTAACAAATACAAAGATTTAGTTTGGGAAATTCAAGGAGCTATGAATAATAATGCAGTTTTTAACAATGCTAGAATAAATGCAGAAATTATTCTGTATGGGAAGAACGATGATCAAGAAGTTATTGTTCGTAAGCAAACATTTGAGTAATGTGAAGACTCTGTGAAGAAAGAAAATCCTAGACAATTTGCCCAAAAGTGTAGTATAATGTAATTAAGGTCAAAGAGAGAAAGGATTTCACATGAACACTCTGTATGGTTTTTCTCTTGAGGGTGAAAACGTTGATGGCGACCTGATTAGCTCTTATGTTGAATTTGAAAACTGTGAAGATGCTACAGACGCTCTTAAGTTAGCAGAGAAAGAAGCTGAAACTATCCTCAAAGATGAAGATGGTGGACATATTGATATCTTTAATGAAGATGGTGATTTCATGGTTGATGTAGAAGTTTAAATATTAGTCCTGAGCATGACAATAAAAGGCTCAACTTTTATTTTATCGATCCCAAAAGAAAAGGAAAAAGATTATGATTACTATTAAGTGCGGGAAGAGCTCCTACAATACTACTAACATTGATTCAGAAGCAACTTTTACAATTAATGATGATGCTAATCTAACAGAAGTATTTCTAGCTATTGTAAAAGCTACTCAATTTGAAGGTTATTCACTTGATAGTTGGCTTAATATTATTAATGAAATGAAAGATGAAATTGATAAGGAATATTCAATTCTTGATTTTCTATCTGATTCAGTTTATGATTAAATAATTTAGGAGAGTGAAGAGCTCTCCTATAATACTTTTAAGTATCTGCGACGGCGAAATATTTTAACACACGGCCGAGGAAATGTCAAGAGTTTCACAATATCTACACAATTAAGCAGATCTGCCCAAAATGTGAAGGAATTATGAAGATTAAAATTAAGGCTTGACCGCACATAATGTAAGTAGTAATATAATAATTGTCAGTTGGTTACTACTATTGGAGATTAAACATGTTTACATCACTCATTTTAACCTATGCTTGGAGCCTGACTGTAGTTTTTATTCTATTGCTTACTTTGTATCTTGATAACAAAAATTATTATCTTGGTGTTGGCTATTATACTATTATTGGTTTATTCTTTTTGATTATTACTATGTGGATAAGCTACGTTAGTTAGTTCACAATCTCTCCACAATTCAAAATTGTCGCTTGACAAATTCCCATCTCTTGTGTAATATAATAATTGACAGAGACAAGAGATGGGAGTTACGATGAAAGCTATGACACTCACAGAAGCTAAGGCTTATTACACTCCCATTATTCAAGCAGAGGTCAATCGTTGCAATATGCTTATTGAAAGCATTGAAGAAACAATTGCAGAAATTGGTGAAAATGATGATATGATTCAACTTCTTAATGAAACTATTAATGAGCGTGATATTTGGGCTAGTGGATTGGAGTAATAATTATGTTAGTTTATATTGTAATTCTTCGGTATGAAAACTATTCTACTATCCTTGGAGTATATCATTCTTTTCCAACTGCATTTAAAGATATTTTAGAAGAACATATTCATTTTCATGAACCTTTTACAGCTATTGATTGGAGTAACTGGAAAACAGATAAATCTCTTATTATTGAATTAGATGAATATAATGAAATTAAAATTAAACAATATCAAGTTTGGTAATAAAAAAGAGCTTAACAGCTCTTTTTTTTTATATCTTAAAATAGAACATTT